CGTCTCCCAGAGGAGATGAAGGGCATGTATCAGGCAGCTCGCGACGAGATGCGTGATGACGTTGAGAAGAGCCTTAAGATGCCTCTTCCTCCCCGCGCTGTCGTCGAGGCAGAGCCTGTCGCACAGGAGCCTGCGATCTCTCGTTCAGATCTGATCTCTAAGGCAATCTCTTTTGTCCAAGCAGAAGACGCTACCGCTGACCGGCGGCAGAGTCTGCTTCGTGCCGTCTCCCTTCTTGAGAGCGGTGCTGATGTCGATGCAGTTGCTGCACAATATAACCTCAAGTAAGAAGGAGCATCGTTATGTTTAACGCAAACGATATGGTGAACATCCAAGACCTTGCAGCGATGAACGATGCGCTGCGTAAGGCAACCAGCGTCGGGTATCAGGACGGTTCTGGTGTTGTTGACGGTAACGGGCCGCTTTCTGCACTCGTTCCACAGAGCATCGAGGGTACTCTCTCGACCGCGACCTACAGCATGAAAGAGCTTGCGCTCTGGCCTGCGATTGCAAAGCGCAATGTCACCAATACTCTCCATGAGTTCGTCCGCATTGACGAGCATGGTTTTGATATGGATCCCTTCCTTAGCGAGGGTGGCGGGGGAGCACGCAACGTGCCTACCTACAGCCGTGAGTCCGTCAAGATCAAGTACCTCGCAGAGCGCCGAGAGGTCTCTGATGTCGGTAGCCTCGTCGGGATCATTGGGAACAGCGCAAACGCGATTGCAGAGGAGACCACTCGTGGTACTTTCGCTCTTCTCGGTCGTCTTGAGCGCGCGCTCTGGCACGGGGATGAGTCTGCGAATCCTCTCGCGTTCAACGGTGTCATTAAGCAGATCGAGAGCCACGACAGTGGTGCGAATGTTTATGACCTCGAGGGTAACGCACCTACTCCGCAGCTTCTCCAAGATATCCTTGGTGAGATTTACGCTGCACCACGGTATGGTCGCCCTGATTGTATCTACGTTGAGCCTCGCATCCACGCAGAGCTGATCCGCTTCGCAGTCCAGTTCGGTCGTCACGATCAGCTTCAGGTTATGAGTTCTGCGCAGGGGATCACCTACGGTACGCAGCAGATCACCATCATGGGGCCTGTCGGTCCTGTTACGGTGAAGCCTGCTCCGTTCCTCGCAGACAGCTTCGAGCCACCTGCAGCGGCGTACAATCCTAACGGCAACGCGGTTATTCCTACTACTGTAGCTTCGACGATTACAGCTCTTGCTGCTGGCGAGGTTTCCAAGTTCTCTGGTGCTACGCTCGACTATAACTACAGCGCAGTCATCGTGACTCCCGAGTCTGGTTACAGCCAGCCTATCGCTCTCGCCGCAGCTCAAAGCGTCGCTGCAGGGGAAAAGGTAACGATTACTGTTACTCACCCTCAGACGGCTTCCAGCACCAACGCTTATATCCGACTCTATAGAAGCATTGGTGGAGGAACCGCTGTCCGTAAGATCAAAGAGGTTCCTCTTAACTACGGTGGAGCAACCACCACCGAGATTACGGATCTCAACGAGAATCTCCCTGGGACCAGCAAGATCGTCTTCATCCAGCACTCGCCCGACATTCTCGAGTTCGCTCGCCTCTTGGACTTCTTCCGTCGTCCGCTCGCAGAGGTCGCAACGAGCAAGCCCTTCCTGCTCATGCTTTTCGGTTCGCCAATCGTCAAGGTTCCGAGCAAGTGCTGGGTTATCAAGAACGCCGCTGTTCAGACCAGCGGTAATAGCCTCCTGACTTACCGAACCTAAGAGGTAGATGATGACCGCTTGGAGACACAATAAATACAAAAACTGTAACCTTGCGGTTGGTCAATCCTCTGTGAAGCTTGGTACTCACGGTGAGGTTCTCGAAGCTTCGGACGCTGCCCTACTGGTAATTCAGCAGTGGGGCGCGCACGCGGGTTTCGAGCAAATCTCGGTTCCGGCAGATCCAGAGGAGCAGGAGACTTTGCCTCCAGTTCCTGTAGATCCGCCCAAACCAAAGGCTAGGCGTAGAGGTCGACCCCGAAAGGTTCAAGATAAGATTTAGTGCATTCTTTGTGCTAGATTCTTATCTAGTAGTCTTATTTTCGGGAGGAAATGATGAGTATTTACGATTCGCTTACACGCGACTGGTTAACGAGCACTTTCCTCCTCGGTGTCGATTTAACGCTAGATGACGGCTCTTCGTTCCCTGATGTAGTATTTGATCAGGCGATTCGGGGAGCTGTCTCTCATTTAGAACATGAAATCGGAATCACGATTGATCCGTATTCTATTACAAATGAAACACACGACGCTGAGTTAAAGAACCAGAACTCTTACTGGCCTTTTAGACTTGATCTGCGTCCTGTGTTGTCTTTCCAAGCAGCGCGTATTCGCTTAGGTTCGTTTGAGCCTGTAACGATGCCGGTGTCTTGGCTTAGATCTGTGTCGTCAAAACACGGTCAAATCCACATTATTCCTAGTCAAGAGTCCCTTAGTTCGTACTTCTTTACGACGGGTGTACCTTTGCTTGGTGGATATGGGCTGTTCACGACACGAGACTTCATTCCTGGTTACTTCGAGTTTGACTATACATCGGGTTTTGAAAAGCGAGAAGGGACCATTGTTCTTCCGGACGGAGAGAACGAGGTCTCTGTTGATCTTAGTCCTAAAGTCTTGGCGAAGTACGAGGTCACGTTAACCACAACGAATGCACAGGGTGCGAGCACTGCGCGTGCGGTTTCGTTGACGGATAGCGGCTTCAAAGTTCAGGTGACAACAGCGCCTTCCACGGGTGATGTTACCTATACTTGGAATGTAGATACGCTCCCTAAAGATCTGAAGCACGCGATCGGGATTAAGGCAGCGACGAATATGCTGCTCTCCATCGCAGGTGACTTGATTCTCGGTGCTGGTATCGCGAGTCAGACGCTTCAGATCGACGGATTGCAGCAGACGATTGGGAGCACCGCGTCTGCGATGTATGGTGGTTACTCTGCGCGACTTGAGAGCTTTGAAAAGCAGTACAAGATGCTGCTCCAAGCGCTCAAGGCAGAGTACCAAGTGATGAAGTTTGGGGTAGTCTAATGCCTACTCTACCTTCCAGCGCACCTTCTCGGTTAAGCCCTCGTGTAGATTTTCGCGAGGAGCAGTTTCGACGACTCGTTTTAACGAAGGGTGTCGACGTTGCGTGGGAAATGTGTGCGGAGTGTCCCTGTTGTCGGAAGTCTTCGGACTTGCCAATGTCGGGGTTTCTTACGGTGGGGCAGACAACTTCGTCGACAGGCGAGTCACGTCCTGATTGCCCTACTTGTGACGGTCGTGGTTTCTACTGGCACAGCGAGCAGGAGATCAAGGCGATTGTCGCGTCGGGCAAGGGAACAGGAGAACGCAGAGATCACGGAGACTACTTGAGAGGCACTGTGCAACTCTCGCTTCTCCCAGAGCACCTGCCTGGTGTAGGTGATCGTTTTACGATGGTGGATAGTGTTCTCGTTTACAAAGAGACGCGTATTCGAGTTGCCGGTGCGATTCAGAAGACGAGATATCCGATCGAGAGTCGAACATTGTCTTTGTCTTCGGGCGAGACGACGCTCGACGTTCTTCAGATGATTAAGGCCGATGACGAGGGGCTTACACAACTTGCGGATACGCTTGTAAAAGGCACTGACTTTACGGTGACAGCGAACGGAGAGATCGACTTTACTCTGGGTGATGCGTCGGGGAGTGCACCGAGCGTGAACCAGCGATTCTCGATTACTTATTACGCTAAGCCCCGATACTACGTTCAGGATCACCCGCACACGCACCGGGATACAACGAATAAGTATAAGAAGACGACGGAGCAGCCACAGACAATGGTTGTGCAGTGTACTGCTGCGCTCGAGTTCTTGGGTGGTCGTGATGGCTAAGCGTCCGTTCACAGGTGCGCTTGTGAAAGCTCAGGGGCTGGATAACAGCAGCATGAGCGTGCGTATGCGCGTGCTTGGTGCGCTTTTACTTAGCCACTGGACAAGTCAAGCGTATGCTCAACTGGATACAAGCGCAGCGGAATACGTTGGTGGTCTTCGTATTAAGACTGTGGGGCCAACACGGGTTGTCTGTGCGCTTCAGCCTAAGAAATCAGGGCTCCCGTTCATGGTCGAGCTGGGTTTTGGTCGAGGGGGAGTCGGGGCGTATACAGGCCAAGAATACGATATGCGCAGTATTCTTCTTGGAAGCTCAAAAGCTAAGACCTCTAAGAAGGGGCATCGTTACATTAACGTGCCTTTCAGGAAGTCAGCAGCGCAAGCGTATACAACAGGCGCATCAAACGCGATGAGTATTATCCAAGGGCTTCCAACGATTAAGCGCACGACAAGAGGTAAAAGCGCTTACCCCGGAGGAAAGCGTTTCGCTGTTCACTTGAAGCCACAACATAAGGCGACTGCGCTGGCTGGTTTGTATAAAACCAAGGAAAAGCACACGCACAAGTCTACAATTATTGGGACTCTTTTCCGTACAGCGAGCGAGAACGGACAGCCTTGGATGACCAAGGGGATTAAGCCTCGTTCTATTGCCGAGTATCTGGTTTCTTCTGGTGGAGGGAACGTCGGTCAACTTCTCATGGAGAACTTTTAATGGCGCTGTTTGAGCTTCACTTAGTGAACGCGATCCATAACGGGGTCGAGTCCTATAAGCAGGATATTGCTGCGTTCAGAGCGCTGTTTTTCGGTGTATCGGAAGAGACGCTCAACAGTTGGCATCAAGAGCTGCTGGACAACAGTCCAAACTTTAGAACAGGCACTGCGACCGGCGTAGAACAATTCTCAATGGTCTTAGTTCTTTCGGGCGCAGAAACCGTAGATCAGCGGTTTTTGGACAACTTTGCGAGTAGAGATTCGGATGCGCAGTCTACCTCGGTTTACTTCGTTTCTGAAACGGCACAGGTTCATGTTCTTACGAAGCACCCAGACCTTACGCGAGTGCTCCATGTAATCTGCCGTGCAGCTTTTGAGCAGGCTAGACAGGGCTTTCTTCAGAGTGGGTATCACAACGTCTCTTATCAGGGGAGTGATGCGCTCACTGTAGAGGAGCGACTCTCAGCAGAGGAGATGGGCGTTTATATGCGTCGTCTTAACTTTAGCGCTGCCTCGCCTGTTAAGATTCCTCTAGAAGTCTCTGCGGAGCCTGCCGCGACCAGAGATGAACTGAATATACTGGTTCTAGCGGAGGATCAGAAATCTGCGACAAACGTAACGGGTGGAGTCGCTGTAGAACTGCCGTAGTCGAGTTTTATAACCAAGGGAGGCCAATATGCCTAGCTTTCTTAATCTAAATGGGCTGAAAATCTATCGGCCTGGTGTGTACGCGACGATTGACGCGAGTTCCCTTGGAGGAGCGGGTGTCAGCACTGGGAACATTGCCCTCGTGGGTAATTTTCCACAGTTCGAGCACAACGAGCCTACAGCATTCACGAGCGCTCGTGATCTCGTTGACTTCGCACCGAACGACAGTGAGATTGCGCTGCTCGCAAAGCTTGCGTTCTCGCCTAGTCAGGATCCGAACATTGGAGGAGGGGCCAGTTCTCTCACCTTCCTCAATGTGAACAACAACTCGCAGGCTTCTGTGAACTTGCTCGATGCGAGTGGCGATGCCGCGATTACGCTCAAGAGCAATGTCTGGGGCGCGCAGGGTAATCGTACTCGCGTTCAGGTTACGAACAACGCGGCTGATAGCACCGTTGATATCACGATCTCGCGCAACGGTGTGAGCGAGGAGTTCAAGAACCTTGGTGGTGAGGACATTGCCAGCGTTTATTACAGCGGAACAGACCTCGATACTGTAAGGTTTGATGCTTCGCCTTCTGCCGGTATCCAGATTACTTGGGAAAACGCCTTTACAGGGGACGATTGGAGTCTTAGTACCGCAGCAGAACTTCGGGATATGCTCGTCGACAATTCGGTGATTACTTTTACGCCTGACACGAACGGCGGAGAAGACACTACTATCGTGATTGTCGGCACTGATGCGGCAGGGGCTTCCCAGACCGAGACCCTTTCTGCAATCGCGGACGGTGCGTCTCAGGCAACTTCAAATAGTTACTCTAGTATCACGAGCATTACTGCGACGCTAGCTCATCCTTCCGAGACTGCAGACGCAGGTGACTCTCTTACGATAGCGAGCACAGCGTTTAACCTTCTTCCTGCAGATTATGATTACCTTGGGGATATGCTCACGGTGATTAACAACGCAGAGAACTTCGAGGTTGAGTTCCTTTCTCCTCAGCTTATTCCAAGCAATGAGGTGGATCTTCTTGATGACAACGATATTGGCGGGTTGGCGGAGAAAGCCACGCTTACTGCTGATAATTACCTTGTCCGTCAAGCGCTTAGCGCAAGTCTCTTGGTTACTCCTTACCGAGCAACCGGCGGCGACGATCGTCTTGCGCAGCACGTTGACGGAGAACCTGGTGTCTCTTCCCTTTTCGTTGGCGGGAGCGAGCAGTCTGCAGCAGCACTCACCCCCGCAGACTACGAGTCAGCGCTTCAGGAGATCGAGAACAGCGACATTCAAATCATTGTTCCTTTCTCTGATAGCCTCGATGTCCTTGAGAAGGTCAAGGCGCACCTCCCTATCGCAGCTCGCGCAGGGTTTGAGCGTAATGCTTGGATGGGCGTCACCGCAGAGCAGACGCTTGATCAGGTTCGTAGCGGCTGGACCAATACCTTGAATGACCGGAACATTGCTGTGGTTGCGCAGAATGTGAAGGTTAGTCGTCCTGATGGTCGCACCGTAGAGCTGGATCCTCGTTATCTTGCGCTCATTCTCGCGGGTATGCAGGCAGGGAGCCCTGTCGCGACACCGCTTACTCGTAAGCGTCCTGACGTGATCGACGTTGTGACCAAGAACTGGCATCCGAATCGAGATGCGGCAAAGGCGATCCAGTACGGGATCGTGAACCTGTCTTACGACTCGCAGGGCTGGCGCGTGGAGCGTAGCGTCACGAGTTACCTGACCGACAACAATCCGATTTACTCGGAGGTCAGCGCAAACGAGAGTGCAAACACGAGTGTTCGTACTCTTCGCTCTGTGCTTGAGGACAAGATCGGTACTCGCGTCCTCGCTTCGAGCCGTGGTGCGATTGAAGCGTTGGTTAAGCAGAACCTCGAGCAGCAGGTTCGTGATACTGTGATTAAGGCTTTCAAGGACATTGTGGTCGAGGATCTCGGAGATACCTTCCGAGTAAACTACACGATGGCTGCGATCGAGCCTCTTAACTTCATCCGAGTTGCTGCGACTGTCGTTCGCATCCCAGGTTAAGGAGAATATAAATGCCAGCGATTAGCGGAGCACGCGCAAAACTTCTTATTGACGGTGCAGAGGTCGGTTACGCGACTGGTGTAAACGCCTCTGAGGACATTACCAACGTCCGAGTCAATGTTCTTGGCGAGATTGATTCAAAAGAGATTGTTCCTACTTCACGGACTGTCTCTGTGAATTGTAACTTCGTCCGTATTCTGAATGATTCCCTGCAGGAACAAGGTGCTTGGGTCGAGGGTGGAACAGATGCGGTCCTCGCTTTCCCTGACCTTTCCATCGTGATTCAGGATCGAACCACTGGTAATACGATCTGGACCATTGAAGGTGCTCGTTGTCAAACGAGGAATTGGTCTGTAGACTCTGGTGGAATTATGTCCACAAACGTCTCATTCGAGGCACTTAAGATGGGAGACGAGACTCCAGTATAGTCCGTCTCCCTTGGGGAGAATAAATGGACCTACGGAGTCTTTCTACTCAGAGTGAGCAGCGGTTAACGCCTCGTGCTCAAACTTGGAACCTTACTTACACCGCGCCGAACGGAGAACAGTTCAGCGGTGCGTGTGTAAGTACGGTGCCGGACGGTGACGGTCGTATTGAGATCGCGCGTAAAATGGCTCGTCTTTGCGAGGGGAGCTGGGAATCTCTTCCAATGGATGAGGCCTACCGTCTTCGTGCGCTCTCTACGTTGTCGATCCAACTCTCGGAGGCACCTGATTGGGTGAATAAGTGGAGCGTCGAAGATGATGAGCTGCTCTTTGCACTATACGGGAGGGCTCTGAAGCACACGACTGCCTGGTTTCTCGGAACTGGTGAGTCGGGTGAAGAAGTTGAGGCGAAGCCACGAGTGGTCTTTCAAGAGGACGTTCCTCCCTCCACTTAAGGTGAGCCGTTTTGACCCGCTCAAGACAACACTTTGCGAAGAGGATTTGCAGGAGCGTTATTTACTCACTCTAAGTGACGAGCAATTCGATAAACTCTTTCCTATTGTTGAAGTTCCGAAAGACGGTGGACCTGTTGTGACAGGCGACCCTGTTATTGATAAGATGGAGCGGGAACTTTGGGAGAGAAATAATGGCGCAGTCAAATCACTCCGTAGAAATTGAAGTCACCGCACAAACAGCACAGGCCAAGAAAGACCTTCAAGAAATTGAGAAGATGCTCAATAGGCTCAGCCAAGGAGCCAAGGTCGGTCTAGGTGCAGGTGGAGGAGGACGCGGAGGCCCTGGAGGAGGAGGCTCTGGCGGAGGCTCCGGTGGTGGTGGAGGAAGACGCGCAGGTTCTGGCGCAGACTCGGGTGGAGGACGTGGGGACTCTCGTAGCGCCTCCGAGCAACAGCAATTCATGCGTAGCTTGCGTATGCGCTCTGGAATGATGCGCGAAGAGATTAAAGAAAGAGAAAAGGGAGTTAAGCAGGAGTCTGCTTTAAATCTCCGTCGCCTTCGTATGCAGACTGGTATGATGCGTGAAGAGATTAAAGAAAGAGAAAAGATAGAGGAGCAAGCCGCAAAAGAAAAGAAGCAAAGGGAAAATCAAGCAGCGAGTGAAGAGGCTGCAAGACAAAAACAACTAGATAAGGATGAAGAAAAATACTTTAAAGAAAAGGAGCGTAGAGAACGTCGTAGGAGACTACGGAACAAAGCCCTTCTCGTAGGAGGAGCGTACCTTGGGTATAGAGGTGTGCGACGAGCGGGAGAGACCGCAGTAGGCATAGGTGGTGCGGGATCTGTAGAAGGTGCTTTCTCAAGTCTCTTACAGGGAGTCTCTGCGCTACCCGTCGTTGGTGGTCTCCTCGCAGGAGCGGGGCAAGCCACGCTTGCCGGTGTGAACGCGAGGACAGCGCTCCAGCAAAACGCAGCTCAGTTTCAACCTCGTCTTGCTCAGGTTACTGCGTTAACCGGTGCGACGAGGCAGCAGCAACTAGATTATATGGGAACAGTCGCAAGCAACTTAGGGATTGGTCCTCAAAGAAGTATGCAACAACTTGCTGCGGTGAGTGCAGGCTCTGGTAGGGCATTAAGAGGCACTGAACTTTCTAGACTTTCCAATCTAGGTTTGATGGAAGAGCTAGTTGGAGGAGACGCGCAGAGTGCTCTGTCCTTTATCCGATCTGCGACTCTAGGTAGGGGACGAGGGGGTACAAAGAGTGCATTTGGCGAACTAGGTCGTATTGAGACTTTCAGACGAAACCAAAACCTACTCCCCGCAGAGTCCTCAATGCTCCGTCAAGCGGGGGCGGCGTTTCGCCAACAAGGACTCGCGCAAGGGTTTGCTATGGATGAAAGTTCCTTGTTCGGTCTAACACAAGGAATTATGTCTACAGGCAGATCTGGTGCTGCACAATCTCTGACTGGTGCGATGGGCCTCGCGCAGCGAGAGCGACAACTTGGTTTCGGCGCATTCCAAGATTTTGCGGGACAGTTCGCGGATCTTCCAAACACCCTGCTTCTTGCCCAAGCCGCGCAAGGTGAAGGAGGAATTGGTGGTATTTTTCGGAGACTTAGTAAACTTAGTGCAACACCAGGTGCAAGCGCTAAAGCTCTAAGCACTGCCGTGAGTCAGTTCAACATTCCTCGTGAACTGATTCAAGCGGGAGTATCTTCCCGCTTAGGGGTCGGATACGGTGCAGCAGGGGATGTGCTTGGAGCGAGGGCACAAAAGCTTACTGCTGCAGACTTATCGAAAGGAAGCATGCCCCCAGAGATGGCTCGTTTCTTAGGAGAAGACATCGAACTTACTCGAGCCTTCGCCGGTGGAGAAATGGGTAAGCTTTTATCGGGATTTAAGTTTGCGGGAGACAGCAGCGTAGACTCCTTGAACCAACTTCTTCAGGCGAACATTCGTAGCGAAGAACGACTCGCAAAGCTCTCTGAAGATCACTTACCTGCGTTAATAAAGAATATGGAACATTTAAATACTAAGTTCGCGGAAGGAGTAAATAAGATCTCTGATGGTGTCATTAAGGGAGCAGACAAGTTACAAACAGCATACCATGAGATAGAACAGAAACTTAACGATCTCGCCAGTCTGTTTGGTGGTTAATAATGAACATTTCTTACTCTGATTTAAAAGTATCTGTTCATTCGCATAAGCTGGATGCGCCGATTGATATTACAGATAGAGTCACGTCTATCTCGTACAGTCGAATGGTTAAATCTCCCTTTGAAGCGGCTACTGTTGTACTCGCCAACTATGGGGATAGTCCCTTCTTTAGCATGGAGGGGAGTAAAGAAGACCCGCTCTTTAGAACGACTCCAAAGAACCTGCCTTCTGTGGACTTCTGGCTCGTGATTATGAAGTCAGAGGAGGTCCTGTTCTGGGGATATGTATCGTCTATCCGAACGAGTCTTAGAGCGAGAGGCGATGGATTGATCGAGTCTCCTGGGCTTACCTTGTCCGTTTCCAGCTGGGCGAGTCTCTTGTCCAAGTGCGCGATTGCGCTGACAACAGAGTCTGAAGGGACTGCGCGTAATATTGAAGGTGCGTTCTATAACTTTGAGGACTGGGGAAACCGCTTCAAAGTTCTCGCAGACGGGATCTCGGTTCCTTATCTGGGCGAGACGATGGAGAAGGTGCTTGCAGAGCTACTCGGACCTAAATTACCGAGCACTCTCGCGAGTGAGAATGCGAGTAACCTGCTTAAAGCCGTGACCCTCGTCTACAACAAAGCAACACAGGACTCCGTGAATCCAGAGCGAGATCAACCGATCTCCGCTGTGATTGGATCTAACATTACAGGCTTTCTCGCAGGCGCGACGCTCGCAAGGCAGTCTATTTGGTCTTTGCTTCAGGCAGCGTTTAATCCGTCCTCTAATATCGTAGAGTTCTTTCCTTCGTTTGAGCAGAACACTGTAGCGGGTCCTGTATCCTTTCCTTGCGTGCCTACGCTCGTATACCGAATGAAGCCCTTAGATCCTGATTCTAACTTGAACAGCGACGATAACGGCGCGTTAAACAAGGTTTATGGGAGTACCGCATCGGGAGAATCGTCTCTTCCGCTACCTGGTAAGGACGTGATTAAGCGGGAAGGTACCGGCTCGTATAAAGAGATCGACGTAGAGAAGGTCTTGGGTGTGAATTTCGCAATGAGCGACGACAACAGACTGAACGCTGTCTGGGTAGAGTCTCCATTCCTTGGGAACAAGCGCATCTTATTCTCGACCTTTGCGCGAGCTGCGATCAACTATCCCGATGTAGAAGAGTACGGTGCTCGAATCTTCGATGTGAAGTGGCCTCTTTTCCCTGCCGCAGGTGCGAGAGAGAGCGCATACAAGAACTTGGAAGCTGTGATTGATTACGCATATCTCGTCTATGGAGATGGCGAGAACTACATGAACGGATCTATTGCGCTTTCGCCAGAGCTGGGATTCGCCCCTGGTGAGTGGTACTCCATTCGAGGACTAGACAAGAACGCGAAAGATAAGCGCTTCACCTTCTATGTGACCGGCGCTGCGCATAGAATTACGGTCTCTTCTGCTACAGGGAACATTGAAGCGCACACGGAGATCACCTATGAGCGCGGCTCTTTTGAGCGTATCCCCTCCGTTCCTCGTGTAGATGTGTAAGGGAGTAGCGTATGTTTAATGCAACAGTTACGGGTAACCTGCAGACAGTTTCCGTCGAAGACAATGCGCTGGTCGCGAACGTACTCCTCGAGAACGGTGTGCTCCTTACCGGTGTGCCTTTCCTTGGTGCAGGGGACGGGTTTTTGCCTCCTGTTCAGGGCGCTGATGTATTGCTCCTGTATCAGGGGAATAGTCTCCCTTATATTGTGGGCGAGGTTGCTGGTGGACAATCTCCTGCGCTTCGATCAGAGGACGAAGACCCTGCGACTGAAACAGCGAACTACGCTGCTGGCTTTTTCACAGACATGGTGCTTGAGCGTAAGAGTAATCGAATCTCGCTTAGTGAGAAGGGAGGCATTACGCTTGAGCCTTCTTCAGAGCAACATGCGCGTGTCCAGCTTGGCGCAGATGCGTTCTTGCGTATTGCGAGAGGCGAGAACTCGAACGAGCAACTGTTGAACGCCAGTGAGTTTATTACACCGCTCTTTAGCCTTCTTGAGAGCATGGCCTTAGAGATCGAGGCATTGAAGACAGCACTTAGGGCGGGGCAGGCAGGTATTGCGTCGGGGATTTCAGCGATCCCCGATCCTGCTGGCTTGGTAGAGTTCACGGATGCAATGACCAACCTCCCTGTCGCCGACTCGACAACAGCGAGTGTCACATCGACTCGAACCTCTTGTGAAGCGGCTAAAAATCCAGCGATTAAAGTGCCGAGTAACGCATAGTTGGCTACTATAAGCGTCGGAGGTCTGTAATATGCCTAGAGCGACACCACCACCAGGTATCCCTGTACCCTCAACTGGCAGACTTGGATCTCTGCTGCGCGTTCCGATCGACTATATCTTCGAGGTCAGGGACAAGTACGGAGCACTCTCTAAACAGTTGGCTCCTATGTCGCTTCCACTCTCCCCGAGCGTGTACCAGCAAACAAGGAACCCTCCTACGAAGGTCTCGTATACGCTTACAGGTACTCACATTGACCGGAACACCCAGAAGGATCACTCGATCTTGCTCCAAGGTCAATCAGGAAACAAGGTGCGGGTGGGCTACAATCGTGATGGCCAGGTGATCTTCCAGAGTGGTCGCGTCATCTTTGAAGAGTTCGATGTCTTCCTTGAGAATTACCAAAAGTATGTCGCAGAAAAGCCTGACTCTTATTTGGTATTCCGCTCTTTGAATGAGGGCTTTGACTACAAAGTAGAACTGGTCTCTTGGAACTGGTCTCTCGACGCAAGTAAGAACAAGTTCTCCTACGAGTGGAGCCTTCAACTTAAAGCCTATGCAGAAGCGCTACCTTCTCCTCTGCTTTCGATATTCTCGCCTGTCGATTTAATGGCACAAGAATTGGCCGATGCGATTGGTATCGCATCTGCGGGGCTTGCAGTCGCGGATAATGCGTTCAACAACTTAGGTGGAGCGCTGAACCAGTTACTTGAGCCGGTTCGGGCGTTGAATGCGCTGGGTCAATCGCTACAGGCTCTTAATAATTCCGCTTCAGGGCTAGACCTTTTTCTTACAAAAGGTATTCTCGCAGAGCTTACAAGAGCTTCTGACTCTTTAACGAAGGGACTTAAAGAACTTCTAAATCAACCAACGGATTACTCACCTTCAAATACTCCCGGTCTCGCTTTCCAAGTCGCTCAGCTCGAATCTGCGAGGAAACGCAAAGCTGCAATTCGAGGACTAGAAGATAGTATAACCACCATTGCGACTGCGTATGGATTTGCAGGTGGAGATCCTCTTGGAATCGACACAAATCGTATGCCGCTCTCCTCCGCACAAGAGCGCCGATTTATTCGAGAGAATAGCTTTC